TACTTGCGCTTCATCAGTTTCTCGATGCGAGCATCCTCAATAACATTCACAAAGTCCTTAGGGCAGTCAGCAACACCACGCCAGTCTTCATTAGGAGTGAACAGAGCATGACCTACCTCGTGACCGACGAGCATGTCATAGACGATGCCAGATGCCTTGTCCCAGTTAGGGAGAGTCAGGACGCGACGATCAACATCAAAAGATGCAGTAGGAACTTTGCGGTGCTCAACTACAAGGTTCTCGGTAGCGAGCAGTCGTGCAAGGTTGCCTTTGATCTCTTGGTTCATGTCCCTGTTGCGTTGATGAACATAGTATATACAAAAAAAGAGGTGCCCGAAGGCACCCCTAGTCCAGTTCCGAAACTGTCTCCTGGATGACAGAGAAGTTCTTCTCCTTCACCGCAGTGAGTGTTCGATCAAATTTTCCTTCTAGTTGCTCTCTGTGACTGATGACATAGACGTTTGTATTGTCATCGAAGTTACGAAGAATCCATCCAAGGTCAGAACCACCTTGCTGGTCTAGAGAACTGTCAAAGATCTCATCTAGGATCAAGAGGTTAGTATCCACAGAATTCTTAAGCTTAGCGATAGAACGCCAAGTAAGCAAAAGAGCGATATCAATACGAGATTTTTCTCCTTCACTGAAACTATCATAAGAAAACACGTCACGGTATCTAGATTTGATTATCTCTTCAAAGTTCTCGTTTAGAGTGAAGTTGACATAAAAGTCCATACTCTGCAGATACTTATTGATGAGTTGGTTCATCGCTGGAAGATAGGTCTTAATGATCCTAGTCTTAATCCCGTTGTCTTTGAGCAACTGCGATGCCACTAACAGTGTATCACGATCCTTACGGTTCTCTGCCTGAGTGCTACCCAATTCTTTTTTATTCTTAACAAGTCCCTCAAGTTTGACAAACTCTGCTTTCTTGTCTGGGTTGCTGCTTTCCAGTTCCTTGATCTCTTGTTCGATATCAGAAATATTTTTCTTGATAGAAGTGATCTGGAAATTAGACTGACTAATCGATGCATTCAATTGCATGACCTGATCAGATAATTTAGTAAACTTATGCTCGCGTTCTTCTTCCTTTGCTATCTCTAAAAGAAGATCTTCGACGCCAGTATTCATTTTATTTAACTGGTTAACACCCTCGTTAATTTTTTCTTGTCTAAAATCTTCATCTAAATCTTGTGTACATGTAGGACAGACATGATTTTTCTCAAAGAAATCGTGTTCTTGTTGACAAATTTTTAACTTAGAATGTATTTTAAAAAGAAAAGTGTTTAACTTCTTCAGTTTTGCTGTACTACTAGACACCTCTTTCATTTCTTCAGAATGTTTTTGTACTTCAGAAGACAGACGCGCAACTTCATTATGGTATTCGTTTTCATTTTCTAACAATTCAGAGATCTTATTCTCTTTACGAGTGATCTCTTCCTTGGTTTTCTTCTCCAGTTCTAGCATATACTTTTTCTGGAGATCAATCTTTTCTTCTAGAAGATGAATCTGGTAATCCAGTGTCTTGATCTCTTCGTTATTCTCCCTGACCTTATCCTTCAGTAAAACATTCATCGTAGAGAACACTTGGATATCAAGAATATCTTCGATGATCTCCCGACGTTGTGCTAGTGGCAGACGCATGAACGGCACAAACGTGGAGGATCCCAACACCACAATTTGTGTGAATGACTTGTAGTTCATCTTGAGGACGTTTGCCTCAAAGTTCTTTTGCTGTTCTACTAGTGTGCTCTCTTGGTTCCAGAGTTGTCCGTTGCAGTAAATCTCAAACACATTAGGTTTGACACCGCGAACCACTTTATACTCTTTCTTACCAATAGAGAATTCAATCTCAGTGAGCATATCTTTTTCGTTGATGCTATTGATAAGCATCGGTTTGTTAATCTTACGGAAAGGTTTTCCAAACAACGAAAAGGTAAGAGCATCCAAAATAGTGCTCTTACCTGCGCCGTTTGATCCGATGATCAGATTAGTTTTTGCTCCTGTTAAATCAACTTCACTAAACACATTACCCGTAGAAAGAAAATTTTTCCAACGGACTTTTTTAAAAATAATCATTCTTCGGGATCGTCAGGTGGTATCAAAAAATCGTCTGGTGTAATGATAGAAAATTTATGTCCTCTATCTTGACATGCTGTAATTATAACATGATCTTCAACCTCTAGAATTTGCATAGGAGGATAATCTTCATCATTTTCCAACATCATGAGGTATCTGTCTGCATCGTCTTCTTCTTCAAAGATAGGGATAACTCTATCCTCATCTTGATCGAAGACAGAAAATACACCATCAGGATGATTCTCCAGGGTTACGATGTACATGTCAGACAACGTTACAACTCTCAATATATAGAGACCTCATTAAACCCTTGAGGTCGGATTTATCTACAGACATTTCTACCTCATCAATATACTCATTAAGAAGAGTCAGAGTATCTTTGGTAGAAACATCAATATTATCTTTATCGTCTTGCTCTAAAAGATTCTCGATGATTTTTACATCATGAACACCTACGTTGTAAAGACGATCAACCAGTGTTTCAAACATTTGGTAGTCTCGTTTTTCTTCGACGACGATCTTGATGAACTTGTCTTTATAATAAGACACATCTTGTTTGTTGTAGTCCACACTGGTGTCGTCATAGAATATTTTATCGAAGATGTCGTAGGGATTCTTGATAAACTTAAGTCGATCACTTTCAGTATCGTAGATATGGAATCCGCGAGTGTCTTTATAGTCATTCCAAAACATCTGATAAGGGTTGCCTAGGTATGTAATATTACCTTTGGTAGATTTGTGATGATAATGTCCAGACCAAACTCTTTTAAAACGATTGAATAGTTTAGGATCCATTCCATGATCCATCTTCATGCCAGGTGTTACCTCAAACCCAGTAAGTTCAAGATGACCGCAGCAAATATCTGCTTCGCTGGTTTCTAGTCTACGGAAAACATCTTCCTGGTTCTCTTTGTTAATCCATGGCAGCATCAAGAACACTTTCTTACCCATCAAGATTTCTTTGGGTTCAGAATAGATATTGATATTCTTGTACTGCTCCAGAAGAAGTTCAGGAGAGTTGATGCGATTAGTGTTCTTGTAATACGTGCAGTGGTTGCCCAGCAGCATATGAACTTCGTAGTCCTTCAGTCTCTCGAAATAATTTTCACGCACACGGTGAAAAGTATTAAAGTCCATAGACTTTCGATTATCAAATGTGTCGCCCAGATCAAAGACGACCTTGACACCTTCTTTCTTAAGCGTTGGAAAAAATACTTCATCGTAGAATTTTTGAAAGTAATTCCAGAACGCTAGATTGCCTTTGCGACCGTCAAGGTGCTGGTCAGTAATGATTGCAATTTTCATGATCCATCCTCAGTTTTATATGCCCACTCTTCAGTATGACCCACTGTCCACTTGTCAGAATTTTCGACACGATAGTTTTGAGTACAAACTTTAAAGTCTGGTTGCTTTGTTGATTCTGGAATCAAACTCATGTCTTTCCAGATAACTCTATTATTTGGTTGTGCAGCAAACTGTCCATTATCAAGTCTGATAATATTAAAAGACTTATGCTCAGGATCTTCTTGACTGAATCCTGTATCTAAAGTAGACGATTCACTATGACAACTATCAATAGTAAACATATACTCACCTGGGTGCATCTGTTTATCCTTGCCAAAAAACTCACACCTAGACAGTATTGGTTTCTGAATTACGGTGATATTGTAATCAAAACAATCCCACAGTTGCAAGGTATCTAAAGATAGATCTCCATGATCTTCTTTCCAAACAAATGCACTCAAAGGAAGTTTATCAAATAGAGCACCATACTCAGGAAGAAGAGTTTCAAAGTAAAGTGCTTTATACTGAACGCTTTTAACAGAGACCCAAATACCATCAGTAAATTCTCCATGTCCATGTTCAAGATCATAGAGATATTCTTTACGAACTTTTACTGGAATAGGTGGAAGATTATGTACAAGGAATGCCATTACAATTTTTCCCCAACTACTCCGTCAAATGGTTTGTGATTTTTCATTCCATCGTGGTTGCCATCACCTGGCAGTTTGCCATACGCTAGGTATTCTACTGCTTGCAGAGATCCTTCTAGACGATCTAAGTCTTTACAGATTTGTACATACTCAGCGTATGCTTCATACAATTCATCTGCTCTAGCAGACAGTTGAGCAGTTCTCTTATTGAAACGCTCAAGCAATTGTTCGTAATTCTCAGTCGGTTTCATAATTTACCTCCAACGGTTCCATCATATTGTGCTGAGTTTGTAGCGTTTGCCCAGTTAGTAGCGACACCTTCCAGGTGGAATCCCGTTCCTTGAAGGACAGCTTCCCGCGTACCGCCTGTGATGAGTGCCGTGCCATCCTTACTATAGCTAGTCCACGTTCCAAAGCGTCTTTGTTCAATTCGGAAATCTCCATATGGGGTTGTGTACCATTCATGTTCAGCAATTTCAGGGTGTTCACTCATCGATTCATTCTTGTTTCAATATTTTCTTTGATACTGCCCATGTCAGAATAGGATGCATTCATACCAGACATACTACCATCATATGAGTCAGTGTGCATGACTTCATCATACCCAGAACGCTCTAGGATCTTTCCTTTAATCTCTAGTTGCTTTTTCTCTTTCTGGATGCGGCGTAAGAAAGCGTAGTAAATGATTTGTGTGAAGTAAGCAAACGGGTTCTTTGATTTCTCTGGATCAAAGTTGTCAATATACTGTAGGCAATTCTCAATACCATCACAGATCATATCCTCACGGAACATGTAGTTGACGAAGTTTGGTTTGTAAGACAAGTGCGTAGCAATCTTAAGGAAGCACTCTCCCAGATAGTTTGTAACACGAGGACGTGGTTTACCTAGTTCTTTTGCACACAGAACTTTACTTCGATACTCAGTAATGGCAGCGAGAAACTCTTTGTTGTTGACGTAGTATTCGGTTTGCTTTCTTTTTGCCATTACTGTGTATGCCACTGTTTAACTCACATATCATGTATCAAGTATACCACTGTGTTAGTAATCTGTCAAAGGGGGTTGACAAATCCTCAGAACCTCAGTAGGATAACTCTGTCAGGGTTCAAGAGAAGTTATAGCTTTAGCTTTTATTAAATATATCTTCTAAAGTTTTTTTCATCTCTTTTACAGAACCTAGATATCCAGATCCTCTAGGTAATTTATTCCCTCTACCAGCTAGCGACTTTCCGCTCTCTAGTCGGTTGAGGGATTTTTTGTAGAACTCTAGGATTTCTCCTTCTACTTCAGTCATAGTAAGAATATGATCTTTGTTAATGATAAACATATTATCAAACGTTGCTGAGATCCATTCCTTTAATGCAAATCCAGATACTTCCAACTGACCTTTTCTTTGCTTAGCAATTTCTACTCGTAAAGGATTATCTAATAATACTTTTTCTTCTTCGGGAAGATACGAGCAGCAAGCAATTACTTCTTCACCTGATACCAATTTAATTGTTGCATAAAATTCTTCTTCCATATTAACTTGCTCTAAGGTTTACTTTTATAACCTCATACTTAAAATTTTCTTCATTATAAATGGTAACTCTTTCATTCAAATGTCGTAAAGTGTAGTTCTGCCCGCCAATATCATCAGCGATGTCGTACAAGGTTGCGATATCTTTTCCTTCGCCTTTCCTGAGGACACGTCCAATAGACTGGAGATTGCGGATGCGCGACTTACTAGGGGAAGCAAAAATAATGTTGTGTAATCGTTTGATGTTGATACCTGTAGAGAAGGTGCCATATGATGCAAGGATCACAGCGTTGTTCTCAGTCTCAGTAATCTGACGAACTGCTTCTCGGTCTTCTACATCAGTCCCACCATGAACAAAAAATAGTTTTCGCTCGGGGTCTATGCTGCTATTTATCAAATCAAAAAGTGGTTCTCCGTGCTTCTCGATATAGTTGAACAACACTAGGGTATTGCCGTCAATATCTTTGATCAGATTTTTGATAAGATTGTTTCTACCTTTATGTCCTACAAGATACTCCATTTCATCATGATATGTGTCAAAATATTGGGGAGCATGTTTACAAAGTAGGACTTTAATCCTAAACTTACTGAGGTAACCTTCCTTAATAAGATGGTCTGTCTTAGTGACTTGTTCACAATCACCAAACAATCCTTCTAATACCCACTTATGAGTCTTGCTTCCGTCAAGTGTTCCAGTAAAACCAAAACGATACTTTGCGTTATGCAACTTTGTCATGATTCCCGTGAGGGACTTGGACTTAAATAGGTGTGCTTCATCACCGATAACACAGTCAATATCATCAAAGTATCTTTTTGGAAACTTGTAGATGGATTGCCAAGTGGAAATAATAATTGGTTTGTCAGTATTTTTATCTTTGCCTGAATATATCTTATGCACATGATCGTCAGCGTTCCATCCGTAGTCGTTAAAATCATTAACCATCTGTTCTACGAGGGACGTAGTAGGGACGATGATGAGCGTCTTCTTGTTGGTAGCAGTATAGTATCTGACGAGGGAATAGATCATCAGAGACTTACCAGAACCCGTAGGCGAAAGTAAAAGTTTGCGGTTATTTTTTATAGCTTCGTAGACTGCACGGTACTGATAGTTACGTGGAGTAATTCCCGTTCGGGTGATCTTGTCCATAAAAGTTTTGACACCCGCAGGAGACACAAAGTCATTAGTCTCTGTAACTTCTCCATACCAATCATTTTTTTCATACTCAATAGTGTACTGACGTTCGTCTGCCCAAGTATGTAGGTGCTTCATTAGACCACCATAAAGTTCGCCTGTACCTGGGGAGTACAGACGAATAGTTCCGTCCCAGTATTTGTATCTGGGATTCTTCTTTAAGAATTTTGCTTCAGGAACCTCAAAAGAAAAATAGTCCGAGAGCTCATGATGAACATGAGGTTCTGCGGACTGTACAGTTACGTATACTTCGTTTTTCTTTTTAATACTAAGAGTGGTCATTACTGTCCATTTACGAATTTCTCCCATTCAATAGCACTCTTGATCTGAAAACCTCTATTAGAAATTTGCTTCATGACTTGATCAAGCCAGTAAAGCATCTGCTCTAGATATTTAATCTTTGCTTCTAGGTTGATGATTTCGTCATCAGACTCTAGATATACTTTCATTTTTTCAGAAGTCTTGATAGATGATCCGAATGGTTTAGAGGCGTAAGTTTTTGCGTCTGCTTCGCCTGAGTAATACTCACGTTTCTCTTTCACCATTTTGCGGATCTCAAACTCCAGCGAGGTTTTGATCTGCTGAATGTCAGTGTAATGGTTTAAGTATTTATTATGTTGGAAAGGGATGTCTAACGCGAGTTGTCCCAGATCTGTGGTATACTGTTTGTTCTTGAATTGAAAGTCAACTGCAGAATCTTCTGCCCAGTCTTCTCTCAGTTTTTCAAATTTATTACGAAGAGAGTCAAAATTCATAGGGGTTGCATTTCTTTATTACGAATGAAAAACTGCTGGTGCTTGAAGGTTGCGGTAGCAGTAATATATTCTACATCACTAACTGTAGCATCAAATTGTAATCCAGTGAGACTTACAGGAAAGATGTTTCTAAAATCTACGATGAATGCTGGATTGTATTGAGACGTAACAATTTGCAATTGTGCATTCGTTAAGATATCATCTTTTGCTGTAGTGCGTTGCATCTGATCAGCGTTTCCATTATCACGAATCCAAGAAGCAATACTGTTATAATTTCTGAGATCTTCATCAACAATAAAAGATACAACAAAATCCCCGAACGTTACACCACCACCAGGGATGATAGGCAAGTTCCTAAACTGACTTGCTACCTCCGTGGTTGGCATAGTAATGTCGGGGACATTTGCTGTTTGACAAAAGAAGTCTACTCCTTCAAACTTTTCTAGTTTAAGGAGATAACCAATAGGGTTTAAGAAGTTCCTATTACTAGGTTGCTCCTTGTACCAATTAGCAGACATGTCAACTTCCCAAGCTACACCTTATTTATCTTCATTCTCCCAGAAGTCTGCCCAGTCCTCTGGACTGTTAGTTACATCTTCCCATCCTGGTTCGTAAAGTGAACAGGGTTCTTCCATCAAAGTCTCATTCTTCATTTGTTTAATCCTGTTATACAGTTCCTTTAGATCCATCAGTCTCGGTATTCCTGTAGAATTTCCAGTACACGATTTAGAGCGTCATGTGCTCCTTCTTTTTTCTCTTCTGAGAAGCAGTTAAACATGTCAGTGCTATCATAGAGTGCTGTTTTAAGCTTATAGATCCTTGCTTGGATTTCTTGCTTGTTCACGGTTCCTCTTGGCATAATGGACGTAATAGAACTATTTAAGCACAAAAAAAGGGACCCCGCAGGGTCCCTGTGTTGATATCGTAACCGTATCACATGAGGTTCTTGACAAGAACACGTCTGTAATACTGGTTCTTAGAAGCGGTGAGTGCCTCTTGATCAGGAACACCTGCGGAAGACTCAACGAATGGGTTCGCAACCATGCCGTAGCGGGTCTTGAAGCCAATCTTAGGCTGGAAGGTGTTAGGATCGATGCTTCTGAGCATCTGGAGGGGTACATATGGGCAGTAGAAGAGACCTGCGTCATATGGTGAGGAACCCTTATAACCAGCAACATAGAAGTGGCTGTTAGAAACGTTAGCAGAATAAGGATCAACGTAGACCTTAATGCGACCGTTCATGGTTCCGACAAGGAGGTTGCCAGTGTCATCGACTTCACCGATGGAAGGACCACCTGCACCAGTTAGACCTGAGGAGTAGTCAAGGACGCCAGACATAGCGAGTGCGGAAGCAACATCAGCAGATGTCATGATGAAGTTGCCCTTTCCTCTACGAGTTTGCTGCGCGATAGCGTTAGCATCTCTTTCGATCTGGAACATAAGTCCCTTGAACTTCTCAACCGACCAGCGACCGTTGGAGTCAACGTCGAGGTCGAAGATGCCAGCGTTAGCAACGTTGTTCTGAGCACCAGGCTTAGCAACGGTGTAAACGGTTCTGACAACTTCACGGTTGATCTCAGCGAGGATCTCGCTGGAGAGGAGGTTAGCAAGCTCCTGCTCAGCATCAAGACCATGGATTGCCTTGAGGTCTTGTGCTAGTTCTAGTGTGTACTCAGCTTTGAGTGCTCTGGTACGTGCTTGTACCGAAGTCTTCTCGATGCTGAATGACATTTCGTTGAACAAGGTTGAACCTGAACCTAGGGTCTCAGCGTTCTCTCTTGTAATTCCTCTTTCGCCACGCTCATAGGTGCCGCTGTCGTTGAGGAGACCAGGGTTAGCATCGGTAGTGCCGCCGTCACCCTTAGGATTAACGTCGTCAGTTCCGAGAGGAGTGTTGTCGTATGCTGCTGCACCTGCAGAAGATGCAGAGAAGTTGACATCAGGCTCGTTGTAGAGTGCCTCAGCACCTGCACGTAGTGCTCTGCTGTCATCCTGGTAGTGTGACTTCATCGCGAAGATGAGACCTGTAGGACCAGACATAGGCTGGACACCGCAGATATCATAAGCGACGAGGTTAGGCATCGCACGACGGATGAGGGAGATCATTACAGGATCGAAACCTGCAAGACCACCAGTTGCTGGTGTGTTTGCTAGGCTATCACCAGATAGACCAGCAGGTGCGATAGCGCCAACGGTGTTGGATGCTTCGTTGATCATGCCACGCTCTTCGCGTAGCTGCTTTTCGGTGTTTTCTAACAGAACAGCGGTAACACTCTTTCTATAGTTGTCTTTGATGGCACCAGCGCCCTCATGACCTAGAACAGGTGACCACTTTTCGGTTAGAGCTTTTGAGTTAAACATGATTGCTCTCTTGAAAAAATGGGGTTAAAATAATATCACTGCCAGCGATTGAGAGCGTTGAGATATTGTGCCATCGCTGGCGATACCTCAGCGTCTGCTCCTTCGACGGGAGTTTCATCAGCAAAGTCTGCGGGTGCAGAAGCTGACTCTTTAAAGTAAGACTCCTTAATGGTCTTGACCTTCTTGGAGAATGACTCTTCCGAGACAAACTCTAGACCCTCAGCAAGTGCTGCGAGTTTTTCTTTCTGAGTATCTGCAAGTCCTTCTGACACGGTGGACAGAATGTTGAGTTTAGCAGTCTCATTAAGACGATTTTGTAGTTTCACATTTGCTTTGACCTGTTCGTCAAGGCGCTCTTCCATCTCACGAATAGATTCAGCCATACCCTCTACAACATCGACTTTCTCGTCGGGAATAGAGATGTAGTGCTCTTCAAAGAGACCCTTAAGACCTGCGATAAAGTCAGAAGTGATCTCATTTCTGATACCACGGTCAACAGCGACTTGGTTTTGTTCCATCCACTGACCGATGGCATAGTTGACCGTTCCGTTAACTTCTTCAGAGAGCTCGGACTTTGCAGTCTCTACTTGCTTCTCTACTTCGTTAGCGAAATGCTCAACAAGCTTGTCGTACTCTTCAGAGAGTTTTGCAGTTACAGCAGCTTCAAAGATTGTCTTTGCTTTTTCTGCAAACTCTTCAGAGAGTTCGGTTCCTTCTAGAAGTGCAGCAACATCTGCGGACATATCTACTTCAAAACCTGCTTTGATTGGATATGTTACGTTGCCACCCATCTTGGTGCCATATGCTACTTCCGCGCCAACAGAGGGTGCAGCATCTTTGCCAGGCTTACCAGCGGTTGAGGTAACACTGCTATCTTGAGAGATAGGTGCCGCTGCTTTAGCGCCTGGGTTTTCAGCGCCATCTTCATCGTTACCGTGAAGAGGACCAGAGGTTGAACCTCCTAGATCTGCTGCAGCAGATTGTCCAGGAGCAACCGATGGTTGTACTGTTGGTGCAGGGTCTTTGCCGCTAGCAGAACTTGTCTGTGCGTCAGAGACCTGAGAGGGTTCACTACCTGTGCCAGGAATAACGTTAGCAGAAACCGTTGGCATAGGATCGCCAGCTTCTACAATCACCTTCTGCTCGGTAACGAACTCCTCAAACTTTTCGTTTAGCATATCTGACATTTGAGTTTACCTCGTAATTTCCGTATAATTAATCTAAGTTTATTTATAAATCAGAGTTTTCCTAGGAAATCCTCAAACACTTTGAGGGTCCTAGCTTCCATGTCATGGCGCGTAGCACCATCCATGTAACGCTGGTATTTAGCAACTTCACGCTCTTTAAGAATTCCGTTGTCCCATACCCACTCTTTACCTTCCATGATGCCATTAACAAATGCATCAGGTGCGGATGGATCTGCTACAATATCAGCAGCAGTTGTTAGCATAAAATCATCGCGTACTACCGCAACGTCTTCACGCTTTTCGATGCTTCCCATACCGCGTGAGGAAACACCTAACTGAACACCTTCGCCAAGTAAAGACTTTGCGATGTTACCCATAGGGGTATCAAGGATCTGTGCTTTACCGATAAAGTTATTACCTTCAGAACGGAGACTTGTGATTCTGTGTGATACTCTATCAAGATTGATAGTAGGACCATCAGGATGACCAAGTTCTCCTAAAGCACGTTTGGTTCTTACGTACTCTTCGTTATATCTCTCTACCTCGCGGTCGAGAACTTCAAAGGGGTACATGCGACCGTTGCGATTCTTGATCGCACCTTGCAGAAAAACACCCTCAATATACAGAAGTTTTTTTCCGTCTCTCTCCTCAGTGAGGATTTGTACGTCTTCAATCGTTTCCGTTATCAGTTTCATCGGTAGTTTCTGTCTCGGTAGGTTCGTCAAAGAATGTATTCGCTACAACCTTTTTATAATCTGCCATAGCATCAGATGCTTTAGCAAATAAAAGATCTTTGATAGCATCAATTGCCGCCGAGCGATCGTTATCACTAACTTTGTTAATGATATCTACCTCATGTGGAAATTGATTTACTTCAGTTTGCTCTGTCATAATATTGAATCAGTATAATTTATTTAGTGTTTGACGAAGGTGACGGCATAGCGCGTGCTTTTTTGATCTCTCTATCCATGGCAGCATCTGCGGAATCTGCTTCTCTTTCTGCCGCATCATCTGCCTGTTGTGCCTGAATTTCAGGTGCCAAAGCAGTATTTGCTGCTGTTAATTGATCCATAGCATTTGTTTCAGCAGGATCAATTGCAATACCAGATGCAATCTCCTTCCTCATCTGCTTGTCAATTTCCTTATAGTCAGTATCTTTCTGACCAAGAACGTGACGGCGGATATGCTCTACAGAGAAATACTTACCAACGAATGGATCCATCTGAGTGACAGTCATCATTCTCTGGTTCATCATCTCAATCTCTTTGAGTTCGTTGAAATGATTGTCAAAGAGATAGTCATACTGAATGTGCTCCTTCATGTCATCCCAGTCTTCTGGAGAGATGACACCCTTAAGAATTAGTTGAGTCTTGAGAATATCGTGGAAGAGTTCGCTGAATCGCTTACGGAGACGACCGATGAACTTCGTAAACTTAAGTTCGTCACGGAGGACTTCAGTGGTCTTACCGAGATTAAATCCTTTATTGTCGTCTGTGAGACGGGAAGGAGGAAGATTGAGAGAATTAAAGAGTTTCTTTTTAAAATACTCAACGTCCTTAAGTTCGCCAAGGTTCTGTCCTCCAGGCAGAGTCGTGATCTCAGTGCCACGTCCACCCTCTCTACGAGGCAACCAGAAATCTTCTAGCATACTCATGTGCTTTTTGTCGTCACGCATCTCACCAGTGTTTGCGTCATACACTAGCTTGTTACGATAACGACTCATAACATCACGAAGATATTGTTCCGCTTTTACCTTAGGTAGATTGCCAACATCGATGTAGAAAATTCTACGTTCAGGAGCACGGGACAGTCTGTAGATAACAAGACTATCTTCGATCATTCTAAGTTGATTGAGTGCCTTGATTGCCTTATGAAGGAAACCAAGAGTCATTCTTTTGTTTAAATCTTGTAGTCCAGATGGGCAGAATGTAATAGAATCTACTGCCATCTTGACACCTTGGGACAGTGACATATCGCCAACTGGTCCTAGGACACCACCTTTATAAAATCCTTTTGGATTGTAAAGATAGTAATCAACAAACGTTCCATATTCATACTCAAGCGCAGTGCCTTTAATTGCTGCACGAGCTAGAGCATCTTTTGGTTTATTGTCAATTTTTTGTCGGACCTTCTTGATCTTCATAGGATCAATATAACGAAGTTCCGTAATACCTTTCTTTGGATTGTCTAGATCGACAACTTTATGATAAAATAATCTACCATCAATATACCAAGTTCTAACAATCTCATGTGCGCGATTGTCAAAGTTCAACAAACGTTTGATATATTCAAACTCATCACGAATTTTTTTCTTTACTCCGTTACCAACATCTAGATTATCTAGATTAATCTCAACAGGAGAATCGTAAGCATCGCTTACGATAAATTCATTCACAACTTCGTCAACAGCACTATCCACCTCAGGGTGAATTGCCATATCACGATAACGACGGATCATCTCAAACTCATTACGAGCTTGATTATCCGTATCCACATAAGTTCCATAGTACCCACCCGCTGCTACAGCGATAGGTTCATCAGCAGAAGGAGGGACAGGGGATTGTCCCCTCTGCCCCTCCTTTCTGTTAATCTGGAAGCCAAATAACTGACTCATGATTTAAAAGTATAGTTGAGCGTTCAACTATTTATCAGA